CATATACTTCGTTTATCAGCTTTCGTAGTTGCATGTGTGTTAGTTTCATTGTACCATCTTTCAACGAATAAATATTATCTCACATTGTTTAAACGAAGAACGCAACCGTAGGTGCGTTCGACTTATGATTTCGTTTGATTACGCGCCACCTGGATTCGACACAACGAAGTCAAGTTTGACAAACTCAACAGCGCGAGACGGTACCACGAAGATCGCACCGCGGATTGTGTTATTCAACACATCAGCCTGTGTAGTAGTTGTCGTGTCGATCTGCACCTTGTACTTCTCGATGCCTGACAATTTCTGCACCCTCGCCAATATTGGAGTGACTGCGTTCTGGAACCTTGCCAATGTCGCTTCCCTGTTGGGCTCAAACATTATCGTCTGCGCAACGTCTCGCACCTGACGACGCAGGTTGATGAGCAACCGCCTGACGTTGACGCGATCCAATGCACTTGCTGAAGCCTGTAGCGTCTTCTGACCCCACACGACGACTCCGCCCGTTGGAGCGGTTCCACCCGTGCCGTTGCCTGGAAACGCAACGAGCGGGTTGATGTTGACATCGTAGAGTGCGTCCATATCATTTTTGGATAACTTCACCCTTGTCTCAAGTGTCGTCTGGAGTGAACCTCGTGTCATGCCTGCCGGTGCAAACCATGGTTGAGCCAACTTATCGTTGAGAGCCAACGCACCAAGCACTGCAACTGACGGCGGCACGACGACATTTGTTTTTGTCGTTGGGTCTGTCATGATTACGTCAGGAAAGTACGCGGCGGCGAATGAACTGTCGGCGTACCTACCCGCGAACTGTTCGGCTGTTGCGTTTACGACAGGTTGTTGATCGTCTCCGACAACGTTATCGCCATTACCATCAAGTTGTTCAATGTCAACGATTGCAAGAGCGTCAAAGCGATCTTCAACCGCAGAAATCAACGTGTCAGTGACTGCGGGATGACGAATGCCTGGGACAAGCAATAGTTGCACGTCAACTTCTGTCGTCGATTGCATTAGCTGAATTGCTTTTCTATACGCCATCACGTTTGGACCATTGTTCCTACCACGCGAAACATTGTCCATGTCTGCAGTGACCGCAGCGTTATTTATCTCCGCTTCATCGCGATCAAAGATATTCGTACCATCAAACCCACCTTGCATCAACGTGGTGAACTTTATAAAACGTCTATTTGCAGACGTCAGATCGTCAATCTTCAACGGACGTGTCTTCGCATTGTCATCAACGACAATGTTACCATCACGTGCATATGTCGCAGATGCCCAAGCGCTTGGGTCCGCAAGTCCAATTGAACTCGTGACAACTTTTACGTTTTCAAGTGTAAACGCATTGTTACAGAAAGTATCACCACCAACGACTACTGGAACTGTTGAAAATTCAGGAAAATATTTTGTCCAAGAATTCAATGACGCATTTTTCAACGTTGTGCCATTTGGCATGTCGAGTGAAGCCTGATGTTCAAATTGAACGCCCCAATAAAGTTGTGGGTTAACTAACGCTTTTGCTCCTGAACCGTTTGTTACATTCTGTCGTAGAGGTAGCGGCGGTTGAATTGCACCTGTCACAAAGTGAGAAATTGTTCCGTCGAGAGATCCTGACGTTGTTACCAAGTGCAGAGGTGAAGCGAAACCGAATGGCAACGCGGTGGGTTCAATTGACCCATTCTGAACGTCGTCTGACACTTCAACTCGAATAAGGTTCGACGCATTTTCATAATCACCATCGATTGCGAGTTTTTGTTCACTGTCAGAACGATCAAAATCAAAGTATGTGTGTAGATCGCCAATGACGTTTGAAATATAACGTGGTGACGAAGGATCTAACGATAATCCACGCCACTGTTCAAGATAACTTACGTTTCCATCAGTGTCGTTCCAATCACGAATTGTTACATCAAACGTTCCAAATGGATTCGTGTTGTCAGACGATGCAGCAATGTTTTCAACTGAAATCTTGTATAACGTTGAAATGTTCGCGCCAGAATCCAGTGCCCAAAGTCTAAAAAGATTTTGTGCGACTCCACCAAATTTTTGTGACACAATCCACGGTGAACGTGCATTAGAAAATCTATCAGTAAACGCTTCGTAATTCGGTGCAGAAGCAATTGATGAACCGGTGACCAAAAATGCTAACGTTGAACCAGCGGTTATGCCCGTTCCATTTACGGTTGCCTGTGACGTTAATACGTCATAGTTCGTGTACAAAAAGTGACCTGTTTGTTGTAGCTTATATGGATCAGTGTTAAACACGTTCGCAAAGTAATTTGACGCATTTGGATCAAATGACGCAGTAATGACGTTTGGATACGAAGGATCGGTTCCTGGAATGCCGTTCAACAGCAATCTAAAATCTTGTTTTACTGTCCCGTTGCTTGACGTTGTCACCGTTCCAACAGACATGCCATGTGCAGTTATATCGGCAGCTACGATTGTATTTGACGGTGGATTCGCATTGTTGTACTCGTCATTTGCAAGTCGCAAAATAACACCATTCGCAGCCATCACCACGCCACGAACTACGGGAACTGACGGAAGATTTATCGAGGCAGAAGAAAATAACGTTGAACCCGCCGACGCCGACATCAACGCGCCTAAGAAGTACGTGCGGCCGTTGGGACCACCAGCAATTGCATAAGGATTATACGCTAAATTGCCGTATGTGGGATCGCTTGTCGGTAATGACGTGTTCGGTTCGTTTTCACCGACGGTAAATCCGGCGTTTGTAACCGTTCCATTGGGATTGCGCGTCTTGCCATCGCCAACGCCTAAAACTCGTACAGCAGTCAATGAACTTTGGTTTCGTAACCATTCATTGGCAGCAAGTGGCATGAATTTCTTTCCGTCGCTTGCGCCAAACTTGGCAGAAAAGTCACTGTACACGCCAACAGTTATTGGAGCAAAAGCAGGACCTTTTTGCGACGTGCCAATCACGCCAGCAGGAATACCTGTGGGTTTTTGTACAACTGGACCCGATATGTCAATTTCTGTTGCAGTTACGCCGGCTGAACCGTAGGTGATCGTCATAGTTCCTCAACACATAAATATGGATGACATTTGAACTTTTAACTAATTTTAGTTATTAAACAGCAAACGCACCCGTTAGGGTGCATTCACTATTCAATTTCTCTTTTTGTTTATTTAAATTCGACTCCCGAATTACTCACAATGAAATCAATTCCTATGAATTCGACTGTTCTACTTGGAACGAGTACTATTCGCCCATTCAGCCTATTCGCAGCGGCGTCTTCAACTGAATTGTTTGTATCGTCCATGATAACGTTGAAATCATCAAGTCCAGACTGAACCTGAATTAACCCAAGTTGTTCATTCGTTGACTTCACAAACAACGCTCTCGTTGCCTGCGTATTCTGTTCAAACACGATGCCATTTGCAACAGACATTACGATGCGCTTGACTTCAAGCAATAGTCTTCGCACGTTCACACGATTCAATGACGTCTTTGCGACCTGCAAGGTTTTTTGACCGTAAATCACAAAACCTGCTCGTGGAAACGTTGCAATTGGATTAATTCGACTGTTGCTCAATCGATCACGATCTGCGGTGTTAAGGCGAACTACAACTGACTTTACATCATCAAGCGCAGCGCGGTTAAACCCAGCGGGTGCAAACCAGGGATAGGCAACTCTGTCGTTGAATCCAACTGCACCGAGAGCTGCGACTGACGCAGGAACTCTTACGCGACGTTTATTCGTTGTATCGTCAATTGATACGTCAGGGAAGTACGTCGCGACGTAGTTATTATCAATTGCACGGGTATCAAACGCGTTTGCAGTTCTATTCACAGACGGTTTAACCAACGTATCATACAGGCGATTTTGTGCATCGTCATACGATGGTACGTCCATGATATAAAATGCGAGCCCGTATTCCTTCACTTTTTGTGCAGCATAATCAGTGATGAACGAATCACGAATTCCAGGAATAGTTAGCACGTTGACGTTCACCGTCATCTTGTCTGTCATGATGTCAATCGCTTTTCTATACGAAGCGACAGTGCTATTTTTTTGACCAACTCCACCCATGTTTGACGCAAGTCCTGGTGACACATAGCTTTGTTCTGCGCCGCCCAGAGCATCAAACGATGAAATTTTATCATTCATTCTGACTGCGTCTTGATCCAAGAAATTTACACCGTCAAATCCACCGTGCATAAATGTTGAAAATTTTGCATAGTGTGAAAATTGATTGAACGTTGCCGCGGATCCCGATTGTAGCAATGACGCAAGCGTCAATCTTGGCTTTGCTGCACCCTGATCGACTATTGTATAATCCGTTGAGTTAACTGTTGCATTGCGTATGTATGCGGCTTCACGCATGTGATCAGTCACAGACGACGTAAGGTCCGTAATTGCACCATTAGACAATGCAACCCTGGCGAGTGTAAATTTATTATTGTTGAATGTGTCTGCACCAGAACCTGTGACGACAGTGTCAAGTTGAGCAATGCCCAACAACTTTGTGCACGCCGAAATCAACGCGTTGGGTTCTGATGATAGATTTGCGTTCGTCGGATTATCGTTTCGTTCAAATTTAACGCCCCAACAAAAATTTGGATTCGTCACTTCTGTAGAACCAGGTTGTCCGATGAATGTTTGCGTAGTCGGAACTTCACCACGTGTAACCTTAAATCTAAAAGGTATCGGCGGTAACACAGACCCCGTTATTGTGTTTTGCGCGCCCAAGACACCTGCAAGGCGCGGAAATTTTGTGACCTTATCGCCCATTGCGTCATTTGTTTTCAGTAATTCAACGCCCCTGAAACCAAAGGGTAGAATTGTCTGTGGCAGAATAGCGCGCTCAACCTCTTCTACAATTTGTACTCTGATGTACTTTGAAACATTTGCATACTTGCCTGTTGCAACGACGCGTTTTTCACTATCCTCTACGTCGAAATTGAAGAACACTTTTCGATCACCGATTAATTTGCCAATATAATGATCGCTTTGTGGATCTAACGTGCAACCTGGATATGTTTCAAGAACGTTCATGTTTGTATCTGTATCATCGAATGCACGCACTTGAACAGTGAAAGTACCGTATTTGTTTGCAGGATCAAGAGATGCGTGCAAATTTGTTATTGTTATCTTTGTCAATGTGTTCGCGTAGGCACCATCGTCCATTGCTTCGAAGTAGAATAAGTCATACTCTTTCGTGCCAAAGGGTTGCGAAATAAACATTGACGTTTTTGCCGTCTTATAACGTGATTTGAAAGATCCAAATGCATTAATGTACGTTCTGTTTGAAACAGGATTAATGACGTCTGATGAACCTGACAGCATTGCGGCGTAGGAAGAAGACAAAACTTCTGCGTCAACCGCAAAATCGGCGTATAAAAGATGTTGACGAGTTGCAAATTGTTTAGGATCTTTGTTCAAAATTTTCCCAAAATAATTTTGATCATTTGGATCAAACGATGCGCTGTATATTGCAACACCCGCATTACCGTCTGTAGTGACATTCAAATTACTACTTGAAATTATCAATTTGAACTGTCCGTTCACGACAGTTGCCAAGTCATTTGGGCCGGCGCCAACGAACGCTGCAACACTTGACGCGTTGCCGCTTTGAACCATTGCACGAGAGCCAGTCGTTAGCAAAATTATTCCTCGAACGACGTTTGCAGTGCCACCGCTAAAACTATCGTTGTCGGTAAACATCGGCATTGCAATTTCTTGAGACGCAACGTTTCCTTGCTGCGTCAAAAATTGAACCATACCTGTATGACGTCCTGGAACCCGCGTTGACACATCAGGAAGCACGCTCAATCCTGCGTTCAGTGTTTCGCCAGTCGATGCATTTTCTGCATCTGAACCCGCTCCGAGAACGCGTAAATACGTCAAAGCAGTCCGATTATTTAGCCATTCGTTAGCCGCGTAAGTTCCAGGTTTGTGTATGTCAAGTCCACCAAACGTATTAGTGAATTCACCAATATTCCCAACCACGACAGGCACAAATGCTGGACCTTTGTTTGCTGTGCCAATAACACCAGCAGGTACGCCAATTGGTCCTGTGGGTGAAGGTTGTGATTGATCAATTTCTCGTTCAAGAATACCAGGTGAATTGAGTATTTGTTCGGACGCCATAGAAAAAAGTCTCCTAAGAACTAATTATATACAATCAACGCGCAGTTGAGTTGTTGTATATTTATCTACTCACTCATCAAGCAACAAACTCACGCTGCCCAACGATGCATCACCAATAGCAATAACACTTTCACCAGTGAATTTATTGACGCTGTGCACCTTTACGTACCTTGTGATTGGTTGACCTTTTCCATTTATTGTCGTAACCTTTTTATAACGTGCAACAGGAACACCTCGTGGAATTGTCAACAACGCTGGATCTTGCGGGCTTGCGTCTTCTTCAGCGAAACCAGGATTTTTGTACAATAACGTGTTTCCATCAAATCGTTGATCTACACGTTTATTTACGTTTTTATTCATTGGTAGCGTGGGATCGTCGGCACCTAAAAACGGGTCAATTATACCCGATGGCGTTGAAGCTTCGTTCGTTGAAACTTCAAATGACACTTGAGGCGCTGACACGTACCTTCGCACAGGTATGGGTTGTCCGGGCTCGCGAGGTGCAAACGAATATCCTTTTATTGTGACGATAAACTCGTACTTTATCACCCGTTCTTCATTGGAAAAATCATCAGCGTTTTCCTTTGATGAATAAGAATTATTGTCAACGACCGCGATGAACCAATAACCTGTTGGTGTGTCAATTCTCCATGCGTTTCCTTGTGGCAAAAATGAACCCATTAACTGTCCCAACAATTGATTCATGTGTGTAGTGTACTGCGCCCAAAATGTTACTTCGTACGTTGCAGTGAAAAACTGTGGTGATGGCAGAACAATAATTTCAAATATGTTATTGGTTTTATTAGATTTCAACAATGCTCCGGCTACAACATCTGGATCTGACAACAATAGATCGCTTATGTTTTTTGAAGTCATTGGCAGTGCGTTAACATCTGTTGATACAACGTTCGATTGGTGCTGTATTCCAAGGCGATTAATACTATTTTGATATGTCCTGTCGCTCTTATCGAGACGGCGTTTAACAACTAGTTCACCCGTTTGCTGGTTAATTCCTCTCCCGTTGACGTCTGTCGCCAAATCTTGTACAACAGAAGTTCGTAACACGCTCATTATTGGAAGTTTTAAACTTCCATTTCTATCGCGCATTGAACGAAGTTTTTTCAACAATGCCCACTTTTCACCTGCTTGAAACACAACGCTTAACTTTTTCGCGCCGTCGACATCGTCACCAGAGACTTGAAATCCGATTTCTTTATCAAATAAATTGAACAGTGCCTTGTCAACGTCCTCAATGCCAACAGGCGAAATAAACAAATCGCTTGGTGTTGCCGAATAACCCGTTGGCAGTGGTGGAACAGAAAACAAACTCTTTTGGTACAGAGATGCTGTTTGACGAGTTGGCATAGTTAACCTATAACTATGTTAAACGTTGATCAGCACCTACAAGAGAAAACCGCATTTGAAAAAACAACGCCTGCACGTTCACCCGAGTGGCACAAGGTCGAAAGAGATTTTTTGTCTAAAAACAAAACATGTGCAGCGTGCGGAGGAACAGAAAAGTTACAAGTTCACCACATGCACCCGTTTCACCTGCATCCCGAGCTTGAACTTGACGAGAACAACTTGATCACGTTGTGCATGCAACACGAAAAAGAGTGTCACTTGTTCATTGGCCACGGTGATAGTTGGCGGGCTTACAATCCAAACGTGTCAAAAGACGCCGCGCTTATTCTTGCTGATCAGACAAAGCGAGATGAGATCATAACAGAAGCAAAGAAGAACAAATTACTCGTCTAACAATCTACCCAATCGGGTTTCTTTTCATTGTACACGCAACCACGATCTTCAACGCGTATAAGCGCTGACAGTGGAAAATAAAAATCCAATCTCTTCCCACAGTTGACACAGACGAGCTCACGCCAAACGGGATGACTTTCGTGATACGCACCGACGTAATGCATGCACTTGAGCACGTGTTCAATGCCAGGCTTTCCCTTACACCACTTTTTGCGATCCTTTTTAGATCTGTATGGAAGAGGTTTGTCGTCGTCAATCATCAAAATAGCTCTTTCTTTGCTGGACACATGTCATGTATGTATTTCAGCGCATTGCCGATTTGACTCATTATTCCATTATACGAAGAATGTAAATATAACGCGTCAGTTGTTATTGACATGTAATCACACTGATCATCAACCGCTGCGGTGATACCAAAATTGATCGGATCGATAAATCTTATTTCAATTCTTGACGAATTACTTTCGGGAAAGTAAACGTAAGTTACATACTTAACGTTTTGTATGTCTACTCTCGAATATGATTTGTCTTGTTCTCCACGACATGTCAATCCACCTGACGTTTTAAACAAAAACGCAGCGTCATCACATTGAGGCGCATCGAACCCAACAAAATACACGTTTGCAGCGTAATCATGTAGACTTGAATTTTGTTTCTCATCGTTAGAGAATGCATCTGGCCTAATTTCGTTTACTTTTTGCTTTATAAAAAGCGATGTCTCTCGTAAAGTTGGACCATCTGCAAAGGCAGCACTTGATAATGTCAACGCAAACAACGCGGGAACAAAAAACTTTTTCAAATTATAACTCCTGTCAATACTGAACGCAGCTACATTCGTTTGCGTTTCGTGACGTGTTGCACGAACACTGCGCAGAGCGTGGTTCATAACACGTTGCATTGCAAGGTGCGATCACAAATTCATCGTGGCGAATTTCAGGACACGAACATGACGTTGAATTTCTGTCACCAGTGCAATCATTGTGTGCAGAAGCAGGAGCGACGCAAACGTTTACACCCAAAAATAATGATAGAAACACTGAAAAAATTGTGATTGACTTCATATCAGCATATTATCACAAATCACAAAATGTTACACATCGATAGTTGCAAGCTTTGTTCCTGACTTTACACCCGCAAGCTTTACAATATTGAAATCAATTACCTCGTGACCTTTATCATCAAAAGTCGTTTCACCACGGACGCGCGCGGCGAGCGCATCCTTTTCTAAGATCAACAAAATATCATTACAATTGTCTGGTATATCCAACGTTATGAACTTTGTGGGATTTTGTATCTCCAAAAGAGATGACTGAACTCGTATGTTTAACTTTATCATATAATAATATAAATTATGACATTACGTTCGTACACTAATCGGTGTAGAATGAACTGCCTGTATCTTCGTCGTTGCCACGTGGTGACACCTCTTTGGGCCCGTCGGGAGGTAATTCCAAAATTCCATTCTCAATCATTGCACGTTTGTCGCCAGTCTTGCCTTGTGAATTTTCAGAAAACCCTCTTTCCTGAACAAAAACTTTTTGCACAGCATCTGCGTCGGTGTACTTCTCGTCTGTTGGGCCCTGAATGAGCGCCTGAAACTCAGTCTCACGAGCCTTCCCACCGGTGATCTTTATTGAATTGCGGTACTCGGGAAGCCCAAAGCTTGACTTCAGTATCACCTTATCGTCAACACGATAAAACACGTCAGAAAAAGAAAACATGTCGCCGACGTTACAATTTATTCCCCTGTCTAACAAATCTCTATACTGAATATAGACTTCGATTGTCCAGTGCGCATCGACTCCGAATTTCCCCGTCGTAGTCTGTTGTTGATTTGTCGTGTCAATGAGCGCTGCTATTCGAATTGGATTGTCGAATACTTTTGCAGAACTTTCGTTATAGATGCCGTGCGTCTTTGTTTTGAGTTCATTGATGGGATAATAAACGATTTCTGTTCCCACAACGTCGTGCGTGAGCTCTTTCGTAATATCCGCAAGAAAATTAATTTCTTTTTGTCCAACAAAGAGACGTGGCATGACAATAAGTATTCACCTATAACACCACGACAACGTCGCCAAATTCAGCCGATTATAGGCCGCCACCTGCGCAACTGTTGTCACGTCAGGACACTCATACGTGTATTTATCGTACGTTTCGTTCATTAACGTGTCAGATACGTGTTGCGCACCCAACGTGTGAGCAATTTCGTGCATGACAATGTTTTTTGTTGCTTTTTCGTATTTACCGTAATTTAGAAATATTGTGTTCCCGCCAATTTCGTTAGCACACGCAATTGCTGAATCGCCGCTGCATTGATTGATTTTTGTTTCATTCACAAAGTATGAACATCCACTTTGTACATCTTTAACAACGACAAACCGCTTCCACAAAGCCAATGCAACGTTCCATTCTTCGAATGCAATTTTTACTGCGTCAAACTGCTCACTTGGAACGTTTGCACACACATATGTTGGTAAAAGTTGATCATTGAACGACATAATCGTTGGATGCGTCCATCGTATTGGAAAACACGCACTGATAAATAAAGTCGTAATCAACAACAGTTTAAACATATTCTTCGCATAAATAAAAACGTCTTATAACTCAGATGAATATTCTCACTTTGCAATGGTTATAGTCCAACAGTCACTTACCATATCACTCGTCATGATAGAAAACGGGATCCAGCAGTAACCACCTTCATTCTTACACCAATCTTTACACCATGAGTTCCTTACGAGAAAAACTTTCTTTTTGTCATCATAGCCGCAGATTAACATACAATGCCCGCCAATTTCCTCTTCATTCTTCACGTTTGGAAACGGCATCACGCACGTTGTCTCTGACCAATCGCCCTTCTCAAAGCTCTCATACAGCGTAATGCCAAACACGACTGCGGCATTTGCATCAAGACAAGCTTTGAGACTGTTCAACGATTTATTGTCGATACGATAATATTGAATCGCAACGTGCTGCGAAGCTTGTTTGTAACAATCGATCGGTGGCTTTACGGCAAATTTGCTTTCAATATATGGCCACTTCACCTCATCACACACACCTTGCTTTGCAACTGATTTGATGCCATCACGTATTTGAGCGCCGTCATCAGAATTGACTGTTCCTTCCATTTCTCGCTCATTATAGTATATGAACAACCGCGACGGGATAAAAACTTTCAATTTTTCCATTGCATAGACATATGCGAGTATTGCCGAGATCGCATTTGCAGTGCATGATCCCGTATTTAATTGATCGTACACAGGCGGTAACTTTGATCGTAAATCAACGGTTTTTGGTTTAGTCAACCCTAATGCGACGCCAAAATTATGCGCGTAGATCGACACATGTTCAATCACTGACGCGCTTTGCGTAAAATCTCGCGTATCCTGTGTATCTCGAATGCACCCGTACTTGTGGTTGGACATGCAAATAACTATTTCAACTTTGTGATTCGTTCGAAATCTTTTGGTTTTCCAATCTTTGACATCTCCTCTTGCGACAACTCTTTCCACTTATTTCCATTTGAATAAATTATCGCTACCTGTTTTGCAGTGATAGGTTTTGTCGCCCATTGTTCGTGTGTTTCTTCTGCATCAGGAACGCAGTCTTCAACGTCAATTATTGTATTTCCTTTTTTATAAACTTCAACGTCATTTTCAGTTGCCCAATTAATGTACTTACTTAAAACAAAGTCGGGACCGTAATCGTTTTCAGGCGAACTCGGTCCATTCTCTGAAGTCTCTTCAACGTCAACGTGTCCAGGTAACGAATTCACAGCATAAACGTAAAATATTCCGGAATCGTTAGGATGTAATGCCTTCAATGCGTCGTCTACGCTCTTCGCCCATGAAACTCGAGGAGTGAAATCGTCCTCAATCACGTCCTGATTGTCGTCTACATACGGAAATCTTGGCAAACGTGGCGTGAATGTAAATGTTTCTCCCAAATCTTTTGATGACAAATGAAAATACTTAAAATCTTCCTCAATACCTTCACGAATAAGAGAACGTAATTTTGCAATCGTAAGAAACATACAAAATAAATATACTTTGAAAGAAAAACCCGTCAAATTTTGTGAGAGATAACTTTTGACTTCAATTTTCGAGGAATGACACCTTGTTTGTGTACGTATAATTTTGAAATTCGATTTACTGAAATACTCGACGTTATTTTGACATCTTCAATGTCAAATATTGTTGCTAATCGTTTTGCCATACGTCGTAATACAAAGAAAAGTTTTGGTTTTTTGCTTGCTTTTTCACGTTCTTTTAGATCTTTAAAACGTTCAATATTCGCATCCTGCATACGTTTGATTGTTATATCTTTGTCGCGTTTTTCAAATGATTTTGAAATCGCAATTGATCTTTTTTCATACACTTCAATCTTTCCATTCGTTTCAGCTGTTTTCATTCTCACTTCAGGAAGATTTTGTGTAATTTTTTGAGCAATACTTTTTTTCTTACGAACTTCATCAGTGTGACCGGCTTTCATCGCAATTTTTACACTTTTACGATAATCATCATTTTTCCACAATTCAGTTCTATTTTTAGATTTCTCTTTTAATTCAGAACGATTTTGTACAATTAGTTGAGCAACACTCATATTTTTGCGCGCTTCATCTGTCGGCTTTCTACCCAAATTCGCATTATGTGATTTTATTTTTCCTTCAGGAGTAGCCTTCAGCATACTAAGCGCTTCGATTGCACGAGTTTTTATTTGTGTATAATCTTCCGAAGAAATTTGGTATTTATCGATTTTATTATTTCCTAACAACCAAAACATCGTATTGTTCATTTTGAACCATTCCTGAGATTGTTTAGGAAATATTTCAACAAGTAACGTATGTAATTCAAAATGAATATGATATGGAACAATCACTACTTCATTTATTGAATAAAATTTTTCAAGTTGAAACGTGATTTCATTTTTAAATTCCTGTTTAATTTTTCGAAAAGATTTTGGAATTGGATGATGCGCTTCATACCCAACGTGTTTTTTCGTTGTAAAAATAGGGATGTTTACTTTCCAATATTCAATAAGTTGAAGATATTTCTCAAGTGGCGTTTTTTCATTCATTATTTAATTGTATGAAATTACACTTCAAACGTACACAAAAATTAAAATATTCTGATGCTTCCCTTTGGGAAGGGTATCGATTTCAACAATAGTTGCATTGAAGTTGCGATCGAAGCTTGTTGCTCGAGGAGTTTTGCTGAACTAAAGTTTTGTAACCACTCTACTAATTTGTCTCTTAGTCTCGCTTGATCTTCTCTACCTTGTGAAATCAACTCAGGTCCATTCAACGTTACATTGTCTCCTGGAATTGGAAGTTGAGTGAACTTGGCACGAGTTAACCCGAGTGTCTCACGTGATAATGCAAGTGTATATTCTCGCACCCACTGTCTTCCTGGACTTGTGATTGAAGCATATTGTACTATTGAATACGGCGCGTTAGCAGGTCCGTTAATCCCATAGATTGTGTCATCTCCACCTTGGTTTCCACCAATTGAGCTGTTCAACGAATTCATCTGACCATTAAACACCTTGATGTAAACTTTTCCCATCTGCGAATCACTAACAGGAATCGGATACAGTCGTATTTTGCTCCCTATGATCTCCCATGAGTAATTGCTCCTGCGAACTCTAAACGCCGTCTCCAACATTTGCCTTCGAAGCACGTCTTCAAACACAGGCAACACGTAGAATATTGTGCTGTTTACGTAACTCTCATAGTTGAAGTTAGACGCCAAGAAGTTCGTCACGTTCGACGCGTTCAACAAGAACTGTTGTGCCGCAAATGGTTCAAAATGAAACACCTCTTGAACTGTTATCTTGCCGCGCATTCCGGCTTCCTGCGTGTTGTACATCAGTGTTGGTGTGGGAACTTCTGCATTGTACAAATCATCATAAAGGCTGTAGTCTTGAACACCTGATTTCAAATTTATGTACCCGAGTGTTGCATCGTAGTTTCCACCCACGCCTGCCGCGGTTGCGTACGGATCTGCGAGCCTGAACAGGTATTCCATTGTCGGGCGCAGGTACGTGTTCGTTAGGTCCGTTGAGCCCGTCGGCATTCCGAGCACGTTAACGAGCTCAGACTGTGCGCGCATCTCATTGACGAGGCGGCCGTACTCAAGCGTTGCCTCTTCAAAACACGCCCAAATCTCTTTTTTCGAAAGTTCGACGTTTAAAACATCGTTTCCTAGGCGACGTAGAACAAACGTTGCCATCCCATCGGCATCTGAAATGAAGGATTGGTCTGCGTCGAAGTACCCGAAGCAAGTGGGATGCACAGTTTGCGCGAATGTTGTCATTTAGATATAAGTATCACGTTTTTCTAACGATTATTGTCTCGTTTGTCTCAAGATCGAATTGATCTTTTTTACCGTTTTCATCGACAACATAAATTGAAACCTCGCCGCCACGATGTTTTATCTTTTCGACTTGAAACAAACCAACGGGCCAAGGATCGTATTCAACATTTTGATTTTTTCTGTGTACGAGCGTGTCACCAACTTTGACAGCACCTGCTTTTGCTATTTTCTCTCCTGATAGTAACTTTTGTTTTTCTAAAATTCGATAAATTCGTAAATCATCTTCAGTTGTTTCAACGTTCCAAAATTTATTTGCAGGTTCAGTGTCTAACACGTGTTTCAATTCATTTTTGTCGACACCCATTCTTTTTAGTTTTTCGTTGTCTAACAATGACTGTGTGCTATACAACAGCGAAAAATACACGTCGTCTACAATGACGTCAGGATGCTTTTGTTTTAACAATTCTAACGCTTCGTCTCTTTCACGTTTTTTATTCGTGAACGTGTTGTCAATTGTTTCCCTAATGAGAGATCGAAGCGTTTTAATTGTTATTAACATTAGAATTGGCTTGCTAACAAATTTGACACCGTCGGGAACATGCTAGCCTTCAAGCCGTCGTCGCCGCCCATCACAATATCGTCGACTTCACCCTCTGTCGGAAAACGTCCGACTACTTCTTTGTCAGCGTTCAACGCAGCCTCTAATTCTTTTACGTCAACCGTGATGTGACTGTCTGAAAATAAGACGCTGTTTATCAAACTTGCAACCTTTGATACAGAGTTTGGTGGCGCAGAACCCTCTCGAATGCTTTTCTTTGAACCTTTAATTTCTTGTCGAATTATACATCGTAACTGTGCTTCTGTGATTTTCATACTGTCTCCTAATAGATTATATATTCGTGAAAATTTCTTTTTTACTTAGCTCGACGCTGAGCGAGTCATTTCCTAAGCGACGGAGCACAAAAGTTGCCATTCCATCAGCATCTGCAATAAATGCTGGATCGCTGGAAAAATATTCGAACGGCGTGGGATGGACAGTTTGAGCAAATGTCGTCATTACAACAAATAAGTATCATTCAAAATATGTCTCCCGACATCGTGTTGTGAACGATTTTCAACATAGGGTTTGCCTCGATCAAACTTTAGCATTCCTATTTTTATTGCTTTTACTGGTTCGGTTGCCCAGTGTTCATGTGTTTTAGGACTATCGGGTACCTGTCCTTTCAACGCTCGTATTGCTTCTGCACCTTCTGGAGGTTCTAACAGCTCTTGTGACAAGCCTTCTTCTTTTCCCCACCTAACAAACTTATTGACATCAAAATCTTCGCCATATTCGTTTCCGGGAGATGACGGTGCATCATCAAAGTTTTTTTCTACGTCAACTTCGCCTGGTAATTTATTGGTTGCATACACATATAATACTTTATCTTCACCAATCGCACCGTATAAAGCATCTAACGCACTTTTTATGTCGGGTGCCCAACTTGTTCGTACGGAAAAATCATCTTCTATCATCCCGCCATTAGCATTCATTGGATGTTTTGGTATTCTTGGAATAAATGTGAATGACGCTCCAAGATCATTTTGTGAAAGATGATACCAATTATAATTTTTATATTTCTTGTCTAATATTGGAAGTGGTTTTTCTTTTTTTGCTTTTCCTAATATACCATCATAATGCCATGCTTTCCAGTGTCCATTAATTTTTGCACGTGCTATTCTTTGTCCATCTGGTTCAACAAACACATGAACAATTGCTTTTGAATGCCATGCATCGTCAGATCCGATGTATTTTCCTTTATCATACCATGTATCACTATTTTTATATTCAAGTACGTCCGGATCTTTTTCAAGAAACATTATTGATTCTTTAATATATTGACGTAATAAGTTCATAATAATAAGTATTGTTCACACCAACACATCGTCAATGATTATTCGAATTGTGTCTCCTGATATTGTGTGTCTTTGTGCATCAATCGCAGATTTATATGACAACACAAAGTTATCATTGTGATTGTTAGTCAAGTACCACGCCTCGTAAGACGTTCCGTCGTCTTTATTTCGATCGTATGCAACAAACATTTGTTGTCGTAAAATTACGTATTTAACGATTGACTTAGGCAGTAACGGATATTCGACGTACTCATGTTCCATCGTATACATCTTTCACAGCCTTGTTCCAAATCTCACCATCACGTAGATTTAGCGCTCCAGAAAACATGTCATAGTGGAACGCATCAAATTCGCTCGTAACAAGCTTCTTCACGTACGGAAGCGTTGCGTTGCACAAAGCCCTCGTTGAGGTGTGTGGCACGACGGCAGGCAAGTTTGGTACGCAGTAATAAGTTATGCCATTGAGATCGTACGTTGGCTCATCATGTGACGTAGCGTGACTTCCCTCAAAACAACCACCCTGATCAATGCTCACGTCGACTGCGACTGAACCTCGCTTCATATATGACATTGCTCTACTTGACACGACGCGTTGAGCCTTTTTGCCAGGCGAGTGCACAGCTCCAATTAGCATGTCAACGTCTTCCAACAATTTTCCAGTGATGCTATCACAAAGCACAGTTCCAACACACATTGGCGCAACTTGTCTAAGCGCATCGACGCTTGTGTCAACAACTGTTACGCGTGCTCCCATGCCTTTCGCTGTTTCTGCCGCTGAAGTCCCAACGACGCCCGCACCGATCACCATCACATGTGCGCTTGGGACGCCTACGACTCCTGATAGTAACTTCGGCAAAAACATCGATCCACGTTGGACTGCGACTCTGCCTGCTACGTCTGACATTGGAGAGAGCAAGGGTGTCTTGTCGTTGATAACTAACGTCTCGTACGCCAACGCAACGCACTTTGTGTCGAGCAAAACTTGTGTCAAAGTCTTAGACGCAGCTAAGTGTAGGTAACAAAACAACACGTGTTTGTCGTTGATCAGACCAATTTCACTTGCTTGTGGTTCTTTTACTTTGACAATCAAACGCGCTTTGTCGTATGCGTTGTCTACGATTTCTGCTCCCGCTGTCGCGTAGTCATTGTCTGAATATCCCGAACCGATGCCTGCTTTTGTCTCAACAAAAATCTTGACGAGATTTTGATACGTTGACTTGATCAACGACACGCCAGAAGGTGTCATCCCAACTCGACGTTCATTGTTCTTAATTTCACGTGGCACGCCAATTGTCGTAATCATGATTTTTCTTCTTTGTTTATGCTTTGCACAAATGCATTGTACTCGACTTTAATCTCTAAATCTTCTGGAATCTTCACATCAATCATTGTCACGCCTTTGACTGATTTTCGAACAAATTCACGAACGATATTTTCTACGTCAATTTTTGACAAAGTCGTCACTGTGTTCATACACCCTCACTTCATGCACTTTTCAAATGCTTCTCTATACCTTTTTCTCAATGGACATCCAAACAATTCGACTTTTGTTGGAAACAGTTTCCACACGTTCTTCACTTCGTATGGCGTTTTTCCTTGCACATTCCAACGGCGCTTTCGAGCTACGTACTTATAAAAAGTCACGTAAGTATTTGCCTTCTGCGCATACTCTACGGGATTTATGATCAACTGCAAATTATACTTGATGATTGAATTTACGGTGCGTTGTTCACAGTCGCTCTCAATCATTAGACTCTTCATCAACGACGTTTGTTTGTCAAAGTGCTTCGGCATCTCACCGCTCGTCCACGTGTAAAAATCATCCTCACCTTCACCAAGCTGATCAAACAGGCTCGGATTTTCTTCGTACTGAACACCATGATTCAACTCGTGCAATAACACAGGCACCCACTGTTCGAGAGGCTTGCCAATTGCAATTGCCAGTTCTTTTGGATCAGAACAAAAATAGCCCGCATACTGCCCGTCTACGTTCTTTTCTTCAGTGACTCGCAACACAATGTCATGTTTTTTAACATATGTAATGACATTGTCAATGAATTTCAACACAACGTCATTATTTTTTGCTGCGGCTTTGAGCAATGAAACGCTGTCTGACATATTAAGAAATTAATACGTGACAGCATTTTTGTTTCAATAATCAACTTTTTTCTTTGGAGGAAATTGTACATTGCGAAGTCGATAACGTTCACACCTAGCGTATTGTTGCTCTGCATATGTTTGAGATCGTTCGTATTCATTCAATACGTTAGCTATAAATCTGGCCGTTGAACTATCGCTCGCGTTAGCCAAATTTTTCCACAACCCATTATCACACACCCAAACATCGATTCCACGAACGTCATATTTTTTCATACAACCTCCTCAAGACAATCTAACGAGAAATTCGAACCCTGCGCAAGACCATTCACATCGTGCCACACACAAAATGCTTGACGATTTGTCGTCACGCTGCTTATTGTCATGCGTTGAACGCCCGACTTTAGCTTAACTACTTTGCCACGCCAAATCTCGGTTAACTTTAACGTTTCATTCAGACGCATACCGCGTTCTTTTTCTACAGAAAATATTGATCTAATCGCTGAAAAACCAATCACTAACGATATACGCCAAGACGCTATGACTGCACAAACTAATGCAATTAACAATAAAACTACGTTTTCAATTGTCACTCTTTTCCTTTTCAAGACACTTGATATGCTCATTTTCACACACTTCGCACGGAAATTCCCAACACCCAAAATCATCAAGCTTTCCTGTGCCAAACGTCAGCGTCTCTTCGTCAATGAATGTTGAAACACAACAATCAGGATTTCCGCAGGGTTGCACATCACTCATTTGCCATCGTCTCCACGCAAGCGATCATGAAATTCTTTCATCTGCTTGCTTTGACGCCGCCTACGCTTGTCTACAAACGGATTCTTTGGCCATGGCGGTGCGATCCTAAACACTTGCTTTTCGCTCATGAAGTTCAAGTTCGACCAGTGATCAGTGTCTTCTTCTGTCGCCTTGACTGTGCCTGTTTCCCTATCGAGGGCTTTCACGTGGTACACCTTTGTGTCGAGCCATCGCATTTCACCGTCAGAAAATAGCGTTGTCATTCGCTCTACTACGACGCGCTGTCCCACGTCAAACAGTGCAACACGAGCAAACTTTGTTCCTGACGTTGCCAGGTCAAGGTGTTCAACATTTGGACGTCGTGCAAGGCGCTGACGTTCACGCTCTTCGTCAGAAAAAATGAAATCATTTGCACTATCATCAACGTCAGAGACATCGACTTGTTGCGTAACGTTCTCTTCTATCATGATCAAATACTATAACAAGTTGAACCAACAATACACTTCTTAATGATGCGAATGAATTGCTTTTTCTTGTCTTTCAGCACCCGCTCGAGTGTCATGCGTTCCAAGACGACGACGTTTGCCGTTCTTGACATGTTTCGTATATAACACGTATTTATTGCCAACTTTACGTATGATCTCGTTGATCAACACACGCAATTGAGCAACGCACACTTCATCAAGTTCATCATCACCATCAGTGAGCAACTCGTCATCAATGTCACATTCGTCTGAAGAAACTACCATGCTCCCACCCACACTTGACCTTGGCGAATAACACGTGAGCGAACCAATTTCATTTACACGTTTCATGTATATAACTATTCAACTCATTTGCATGAAAGCTTCATGTTTTCGAAACAACACAATGGGTTCTCCTTGAATGGGTTGTTCGTGTTGCCACTCAACATGAGACACCAAAAACTCATCAACTGCGGGCTTTACACCTTGTTTTTCGGTGACAATTTCTTGTGTCGCCAATTCACAGTTTTCATATCCAGGACGATCAAAATACCACATATTGCGATTACTCCATCTCCCGGAATAATCGTCGACTATCACTATGCTATTTTCATGCGTCAAATTGTTTAACAGTTCAAGCTCTTTTTTCACCGTGTAATAATTGTGATCACCGTCAATCAACATCACATCAAACTGCTTTTGTGCACCGCACTTTATTTCTTCAACAATCTTTGGCATCAAAGACAAGCTATTTTCTTGGCGTAGTCTAATTTTCTGTTCCTGCGACACCAAATCAATGTTTGATGCCATGATAACAAGTTGTTCCTGCAACATGATGTCAACACCGGTGATGTCAAACTTCTGCTTCGTGCGAACGAGAAAATAGGCGAGCGTCAAAAACATGACACCCCTATCAACTCCAATTTCAATCACCGACGGATTTTCAATAGGTTGTATAAACCTCTTTAACGAACTCAAATATCCATGTGCGGCCATTGCATGTTCTTTCGTGTATCTTGTAATTCCCACTCAATACCTAACGCGTCGAGAACACACGTCATTCCATTCAACGATACATTTAGCTCTTTATATGTTAATACTAACGTAGAAATTTTCTCTATATCATTAACTAATAACATGATTTGCGTTGCTTCATATTCTTCATGTAGAAGCGGCATTATTTTAATTTTGATCATAATCACATTCCATCCTGTTTTGCTTGAATTAACATCTTTATACGCTCCTGTAATTCTACAGGTAGAATATCATAACGTATGTACGTGTAGCCCTTCACAGGACGACCTTGAGCACCACCTTGCGTCATATATGCTTGTGGCATTGTATTTACACGAATCGTGTATGGCGGTGGACCATCAACTGATGCAATGATTGGTTGTAACAAATTTGTAACCTGTGTCATTCGTTTGCTCCTAAAATATCTGCTAATTTCTTCTGTAATTCAAGCGTGTCTTTTCCTGCGATGCGCAAAGCAGCAATTGACTCACAAAGATCTTCTGCAATTTTCTTATCATGCGCAGATAACTTCGACAAATCAACAGACATAATCACCCGTTGAGCAAAGTCTTGTTGCTTCGATTGGTATCAGTCAAAAGACTGCCTTTGCTTGTGTGAGCCTCACGAAGCTTACAAATCTCACTTCGTAAAGTTTGCAACTCGGATTCCTCGTCGGAGGTACGATTTGACTTATTTTCGAGCAATGTTAAACGTTCCTGATACACTTCAATTGTTGCAGACATGATGTATATTTACATCACATCACAAAACGTGTACAATTAAACAAACAATGGTATTGTTGAAACGTCTGACACTTTTTCATCAAGATATGACAAGTCACAATCGTACACCGGTTCAACGACGTCAGGAACAGTGTCAATTTCAATTCCCAATTCGTCCCTGCACCAAGCATGCCCAAAACCTGCTGACGCGACGATCATTGCATCTCCTGTATCAATTACTGAAATGAACGGTGGCAAAACATCGTCAATCACTATTTCTTTCATATTATCCAACCCAACACTTGTTGACAATTCCGTCGTTGACGTCCACGTTGACACGATTTTCTACATACTCTGCGTCAAGGACTCTTCGCTCGTTATCAAGCGATGCAACACGCAATGAGACACCATTTGACTTTGCACGAGCGAACGCGTAATCAAGAGGACGATTGACGATTGAAACTTTGACGTCAGATGCATCCTTGAGAGAAGCAACATACATATTCATGAAAAAATCTCCATGAAACAATATTACACCATTTTGATGAGTTGTTCACTTCAACCACCGCCCACGTGACTTTTTACATGAAAATGCAAGTGATTTTCCAATTCGAAATCCAGTGTCGCGCACAATTTTACGCAATAATTTCTCAAGAGACGTAAGAAAATTTTGAACAGTGACATTCATTGCATTTTCATGCTGTGAATAACGAAATACTGAAAATTTTATATCATAATCAACTTTTTCATAACAAATACGAACTATGTAATTTCTATCAAAATCATACGTTGACCACACATCTTTAATTTTTATGTCCGGATAACGTAATGCTACAACTTGTTCAAGAACGTGTTGCATGTCAATTCAACGCGATGTCGTAAAAGACATCACTCTCCAATAATGAATATAGCTGATGGTCCAACAACTCAAACTCGTGCCACACATGTCCATTCGGTGTTCTTTGTTCAATTTGAAGGTTGTTTCCGCTACGGATTATCTTAATGAGATCGTCTATGTCATGTTTGCTACACATGCTGTCCTCAATTGGCGTGAGCGACATAAACACAATCCTGTCACATGTTCCCTCAACGACTGCTTCTCCGAATTTTATTTGTATAATATCTTCACGTTCTGTAAACGTTGAAAAAATTACACGTGTTTCAATTGACAACGGAACAAGTTTCCATAACGAGATCGGGTTATAGTTTTGTATTAACTTTGCTGCTGCAAATCTACGTTTTTCTGCTTCATCCTCTCGAGCAATATTATCACAGTAGTTATGATACGCTTCATTCAACGTCATTTTACGTTCTTCAACGTTTTCATTTAACAAATTATCTTCCATTGCCTGGAGCAGATATTTTGCGTTTGTTTTCTCAACGTCATCATTCGCAACGCATTGTAAAGAGATATTGATATAATGTGAAAGTGCTTTTATCGTGAGCAACGTCTGCTTGTCATTTAATCGCATGAGAAGAAAATATTATGTGCTCACGTCGATGTACACACGCTTTAAATGAGAAACGCCCTCGTAAAAAGGCGTTTCAATTCTACTTTATTATACTTTCAAATCACGCAGTCTTGCCCACGTTCTCATAATGCTTCTGCAAGAGTGTGTACAACGTGCGAGCTGTTCGACCATCAAGCGAAACTCGATCAGTCGGGCTGTCAATGTACACCGTGGTTGCATTCGTGTTGACGTTAGTGCTCGCAGCAATTCGCACAGTTCCAGGCTCGCGACGCACAGTCTCGGTGCGAACCTTGCCGGTGCGATCGACGCGGCTCTCAATGCGAGCGTTCTTGTTCATTGCTGAACGTGTTGGAGTAAAGTAATCTTCGTCGTAAATTAGTTCTTCAAACATTTTCTTGTCTCCGGACATTTCCACGCTTGTTAAAACCGACCGTGGAATCGGGTATAGAGAATGTAATTCATGAATTATGAAGTGACATCATCTTTTTGTTCAATCCACGAATTTTCACATGATGTTATTGTAAATTTTTCTCTTGAAACTATAGTTTCAATTATTTGTTCACAATCACTCCAACGTTCAATATCGTAATAATGTTCCGACTTTCCACCATCAATTATCACTGTCATGACATACTTTTTTTCTCTTCCTTTATCAAGATAAAGTGAAATTATATGTTCAAAATTTTCCTTAACAGCGAAAATTAATCGCGAATTGGGATTACACAAATTAATTGTATCTCTTTGAGAATTAATGTACGTACGAACTACATGTTGAAGTTTTTCAGATAAAGCATCTATTTTTACATAACGATTATGAGCATATTCTGTAGTTTTACCATCATCACTCGGCAAAACAAAATTTACATACGTCGGTAATTCACAGTCTGTTTTTACTGTTATAATTTCAGGAACGTATTCAAACGTGTCGTCATAAAGTGGTTTTGTACCTTCGTAAATCATATCGTCTCGCATTTTATTAAATGCGTCAAGACGTTTTTGAGCATCACTTGAATAATCACACAAAAACTGTTGTAGAAACAGTTTTGTTGACATTGTCTTTTTAATGTTTTCAATGACGTCATTCGTCATTTTAGGACACACCGTATATGGCAAAACGATCACATTTGAATGCGTTGACAATAGCGTTCTAAAATCGTCTCCCATTTTCTTTTCACCTATCTTACGTCGCATTCTAAGATCGAGCGGATTTTCTTCATCAAAACGTTTCGAAACGTCATCGTTATACGTACTTGAAATTATTATTTTTCCTTTTGTTACGCACTGTGCATATGCATCGAACGCGTCTTTCATCCATGCCATTTCATCAAGTATTAATAAATCTGCTACACGTCCACGGGCCGCATAAATCGTATATGAAACGATGTCAATTATCGATCCATTATTGAATGATGCGCCGTGATTCGTTACTTTATCACTTGATGACGTCATCCAATTTGGTAAATTTTCAAACATTACTTTTAGTATATTGCTAAAATTTCTTGTTGTATTCAAATTACACGTAACGATTAAAATTGTTTTTTTATTAAACAACGCTGTCCACAATGCATATGCGACAAGCAACGTTGACATGCCAATTTGACGTGACCTTAAAATAACAGAAATTTTATTTTCAAATGATTTGATTAAATCTTTTTGATATTGATAAGGTTGAAACGCAGTTATGACATTGTTCACAGGTAACTTTATTTTGCAATAGTTCTCAATGAACCACGCTGGATCTCTCCTACATAGCTCAAATTCACGTTGCTGAGCCAACAAATTTTTGTCAGCAACAGGTGCATGAACGTTCTTCTGTAGCTCGTTTGCAACGAACTCGCTTATCGTCTCACCTGCTTTCGATGCCAGGAGCAAAACTTTGTTGTAAAGCTCGTTTGATACACGAGCCATGAGTGAGCGTGATGTCTTTGATGTCATTATTACCGTCCATAAACGATATCTCGTCAAAGATGGTGTAACACCTTATTTCGTTTTCCATGCTTGATATTCAACGGGCATGCAACGTGCACATGGACGATAACCCGCGTCTATCGCATCCTGTTCGTTCAAGAAAAACACACGGTCGTGAACATAAAATCCCTTTTCAATCCAACAAAGTGCAGACTTACAATCAAGACGACCGTAAATTTTTAAGCGACTGTGGCCACCAAATAAGTCAGGAACGCTTGAGACATACGTCCCATTTTTGTTCGTCAAGCTGTACTTTTTCATTATCACCGTGTACACTTCAATCGAGATTGACTTTCACGCAAAGAATGTATGATTACCCAATACAATCATGAAAGTTCACCTTGATTGACACTGTGAACTCACTTTTCATTTGAGTGCAGTGAAATACTCTTCAAGAGCTTGTGCTTCTCGCAGTGTCATGTACGTTTCACCGCACTCTTCACACGTTGCAATTGAAAAATCGTCAGGAACGTCAAGCAGTTTTTGACGAAATTCATGTTTTCGACCGGGTCCAATCTTTAGCACAACTGAACTTTCGCAAACGTCGCAATCAAATAGTTTTTCAGTCATTTTTCTTTTCCAAATTTATACGTAGACTGCAAATCTTCTTCGTAAGACTTTGCTTCTACCCATGCCTCATCGGGAGCAAACCTGAACAACATTCTTGAGTTAAACTGCGCTCCTGCCCACTTCCAATCAATGTACCACCCATTGAAGTGAGTCCAACCTATGACAAGGTGAAATTTGTTCAATCGACTCGTGTGCTTTCCTAACAACACGCTTCGATTTGCGACAGGAATTGTTTTCATAGTAGTGTAACGTATTTAGCGTTTAATTCATTCACAAATGTAAGTCTATCTTCATTTTTATTCATTAATACTACAGCAACGCCATCGTCATTAACAATTTTTTCAATTATGACTTTCGGAGAAAGAACTTCTATATCGTTGAATTCGTTGCACATCATGCGGGGCTTATTGATCAAGTACACAAATTTATCTGGCCCAACGTTCCACGTGTCAGGAATCCAATAACCCAACAACCCATCTGGATTTAAGTGTCTATGCGCAGGAATTTCGCCCATTCCGTCGCCAAAGTCATGCGTTTTGTGTTCAATCATTCTTCAACCTCATCAACCTCAAAACTAATCTCAATTTCATCATTAACAGAAACACCACGTGACAAGATTTCATCAACGCACATGTGCCAAAGTGGCACATGTGCACTAGTGAACGCGACGTACATGTCAGGTGCAACGTTCCATGCATCAGGCACCCACCCACCGAACGCGCTGTCGGGATTAATGTGTCGATGTGCCAATATTTGTCCAGAGCCATCACCGAAGTCGTGAGTTTCCATTCACATTTTCTCCAACGAACCCATCTCGTAACGAGACGCTTCACATATTTCATCTAAGTTACGCTTGACATAGATGTGCATGAACTCATTGTCAAACCTTTGTTGAAAATGAGCTTTTGCGACAACGTACTCAACGTACATGTCAGGTTCTACGTTCCAATCGTCAGGAATCCAAAATCCAAGTGAACCGTCTGGATTCAGGTGACGATGCGCTTGTACTTCGCCTGCACCGTCGCCAAAGTCATGTAGTTCCATACTTATATTCCACGTAAAATATTGACGCTTGTGGCATTGTCATTGGTTGATGATGATTTATATGCCAATTATTTATTTGCCAATAGCTATCACGCAATATCCGTGCGTGCTCCTCACAGGAGACAATCTTTATTCTGCCTATCTCTGTTGATGCAGCAACACCATCGAGTCCCCACGTGTTATAATCGTCCAACAACGCGTACATGTCAGGTGCAACGTTCCAGTCGTCAGGCACCCAGCACCCCAAGCAGCCGTCGGGATTCAGATGACGATGTGCAGGAATTGGGCCATGGCCATTTCCAAAGTCGTGTAGTTCCATATTTGAGTCCAACAAATTACTTCATACTCAGCAAATGAGCCTCAAATAGGTGAGCTTTGTCGTCACCTATTAATTTACACCACGCAAGTTCACCATAACACAATGAAACGTCGCTCTCAAATCCATCCTTGTCAAACACGTGCACCGTCTTTTCGGTGTCAGACGGGAGCACTTCAAAGTTCTTGTCTGACCACGAAAGCGCGTCATTGTCTTCAAAGAAATCATCGTCGTTGACATTGACTGCAATCTCAAAGTCTCGCGTTTTTGGACGAAACTCAATCATGACGTAACCAAACGAGTGATGCGTTGTCAATGTAATGCTGTTCATAAAATGAATGTATCACTTTCTGATGAAGATTACACATCATCACGAAAGTCGTGTGGTGGTTTTCCATTACAGGTCGGGAGAGTTATTCACGATTGAACGTCGTCCTTGCTAGTTGCATTTAAGACCCACTCGGCTAATGCCTGTTCCTCATGGCTCAGGCCACGCCACAAGCCAACAGCGTAAGAACGCTCGCTTGGGTCCTTATCTGCGCGCTTGGCTGCGGTGACGTACGAGACAACGCTTTGTGGAATATCAGGTGCAAACTTCATGTTACATGATATCACTTTTCATCATTATTTACACTTTCTTCATTTGGACACCACTCCAAATATTCCCAGCCGCGAAGATTACACAAAACAAGCACTGCAGCACGTTTAGCTACGTTCTTTGGAATAACACGTAATGACATAGGTTTAACCTCTACAAGTTGTTCACAATTTTTGCGAATGACATGAAAGTCTGGAACGTAATTTCTACATTTTCCATTGAATTCGAACGGAATTCTCATAAATTCAGACTCCCACATTATTACATCATCATCAGTGTCAAACTCTTGCATAAGTTTAAGTTCCCACGACGATCTATAATAATGTTGTTTCCCTGTTTTTTGTGAATTGTGTCTTCCTTTTGCAAATTTCCATTTACCGTCAACGTACTTTTGTGAAATTGAGTTTGACAACTTTTCGTTACGTTCAGTAAAATCATATTCGCCTGCTGCAAATTTTCGTTTATACGTTGTTGTTGCTTTTTCGTGTGCAATCCTTAATGTGCCGTCAGCCCATAATTTTTTACCATGATCTGAAAATTGTTGTTTATCTTCAGATGTCATATTTTTATATGCTGCATTTGAAGCATCAATTCTACGTTTTTCAACGTCAGGTGTAAGACCGGCGCGTAATTGAATTACTTTTGCAGCACACGCATCAGGATGTTCTTTGAAAAAACGTTTTTGATTAATTGAATTTTTTTCACCAATACGACGTTTTTCATCATCAGATTTCTCTCTTCCAAATGCATGATGTCCACGCACAAAATCTGCAAATCGTTTTAACGAAACGTTCCACGAAGTTTCTTTTTGGCACCCACATTTGCAAAGTGGAATATTTCCATCACATTCCCACTTCAAATAATACTCTTGAAATGTCATTTCATGAATTTTAACGTGTCGTCTAATACTTTCGGGATTCGTAAACACTTTGTTACATTCTTTACATGTCACATTGTTGTCTGTCATGAATTTAAATATAAACTATATATCGTCTGAGTACAAATTTCTTTTGAAGAAATAGGTAAGCAGATAGTGCAAAGCATCTTAAATGACGAAAGGCCCAGTTTCCCGAGCCTCTCAATCATTCATAAGTAGTTGATTTTATTCAATTAAATTATGTTCATGTTCATTACCGTGACTGTCCCGTAAAAGTCCGACCGGACCATGCGCTTCCCATACCGAGTCATTACACCTTTGCGAGGAGTAAAGGCTTCCGGATCGAAGATGGTGGGAGTAACTATCACAGGAACATACGGGCTGTACACATACCCACATTCCAAATATGTTCCACCCTTGTAACCAACAAGAATCCGGTTTCTTGCGAAGTACGGGTCCTTGTAGATGGTGAACCGATTTGACAGTGTTCCGATAGCTTCTGCACCAATCGTGAACGGTGAACCAACCTGACCTGCACTGTCGATCGAGAACTTCGGCTTGTACAGCACTGAGCTCTCGAGGATTGTTGCAACGTCGGGTGACACGACGCAGAAGTTTGCACTTCCACGAAGGGTCTTGCGGTGAATGGTGTTCGCGACGTCGATGATCGTCTCGATCAGTCCTTCGTACCACTCTCGGATTGTGCCGGTGAACTGCGGCCCGATTTGCAGTGAGTTCGTCATGTTGACGGGTTGCCCAGTCAGCTTGTTGACGAACATGCCGGGTGCACGTGACCAGTACATGTTTGCACCGTTTGCCTGAGTCAGGAGGTCGCTCAAGATTTCACGGTCGATCTCAAGAGCAATTTGCTCAGACAGAATGCTTGTTAGCTCAACCTCGGCGTCCATCGAGTGGTACGCGTTGAGGTCCTGTGCCATTTCAGGAGACCAACGAGCACGAAGCTTCCGAGTGGTTGCAGTGATTGAGATTGACTCGATCTTGATGTCGATCTCAGGAATCGCAGGAGCAGGAGTTGAACCAAAGTCAGACTCAAACGAAGGAACAGTCAAGGTCGCCCCTGTCTGCAGGCCGTCTGAAGACTGAACGCTTAGACCGTCGGCAACTGCCATGGAAAGCGCAACGCCTGAAGCATTGTCATGACCAACTGCGGCCATGTTCGGAGCGGTTGCACCTGACAGACGTATGACAAGCTGCACCTGAGTTCCATTGAGCGCGTCCGGAGTGAACGCGGTCGAAGTCCAGTTGCCACGCTTGTTCAAGCGTCGTAGGTTGAGAACGCCAGTGCCGCTCTGATATGACTGACCCCACGCTGTCACGTTGCCAGAGGTCGGGAACGCAAAGACTGCGATCTGGTTGACGGAAAGGAAGTCACCCTGCGGAATTGCGGTCTTGATCGCCGAGACGTCAAGGTACGCAAAGCAACACTGTGACACGGTGCCGGCAGACAGATCAGCTTCGAGCTGAGGATCGAAGCTGGTGAGAACGCCGTTCGTTCCAGTCAAAGAAGTGAACGTTGCACCAGCGACGAAGTTGTTGTTGACGCCGTTGCCCCACTCGCCGATTTGTGTCTGAGTTCCTGCCCAAGAAGCAGTGACCGACAAAGAACCGGTGTGAACCTTGCTGTAACCAACGTTCGCTAGGTCGTACATGCCACCAGCAGCAAGTGATCCACTTTGAATCCCTTTGCCAGGAGGAGCGGTGTACAGTGAAGCACCGCGGTCGTAGGTGTCGAAAGTTGCGGTGTTTGACAGAGACTCACCAGCGTTTCCACCGACGTTGCTACCATAGGTGTAGTCAAGGTAGAAAATCAGACCTGACGGTAGTGACATTGGCTGAATTGAGACTAGCTCATTAGCAACCAACCCACCGAACACTCGTCGAACGATCGGGAATGCAATGTTCGTGAAGCCGCTCATCTGGCCAGAAGAAGCTACGTTGCCTCCACCGGACGACAGTGAATTGCTCTCACGAAGTGCGTGTGCGGCTTGGTTCTCAAGCAACTGCGCCATCGCTTCTCGTTTATAACCGTCAAGCCCACGAAGTAGGCCAGTACGTGACCATTTCTCAACCAAACGCTTCCGCTCAGCACCAACGTGCCGCTCTCGGATGCCTTCAGCCAACTGATTTAAACTAAATGATTTCATGATGTTTTCCTTTATTTCCTTATTTGAGAATACTAACTTTACTCTCCAGCCTTGATGCCGGCGAGCTGTGCCCAACGATCAGTTTCAACATTTTCACTGATGACAGTCATTCCTGAAGTCTTCGTTGACTGTGAACCTGATCCAATCACCTTGCCCTCATTAATGTCGGTCTTTGAAACTTGTTTGATGACTCGCTTGTATAACGCTTTCACCTCGTCGACTGACTTTGCTTCATCAAATCGACGTTGTACGGCGCGCTTCTGCGCATCAGTCAACGAAGTCTGCAAGATCTTATTAGTGCAGAGCAGTTTAACGTTGAGCAGATTAGATTCTGCCAACTTACTACGAAGGTCGTCGGCTTTCTTCGTGGGCCGTGACGCAACATTCTGTTGCTTCTTGTTCTCGGTAATTTTTCGAGAAAGTTTCTCACCTTTTTTGACGCTCTCTTCAAGACGAGCGTTCAAATTAACAAAGAGTTTCTTTGCTTCATTAAATTTCTTTGCGTTATTTGCTTTTCGAGCTACACGAGCCGCTGTGCGAGTCTCAGCAATTTTTGCATTAATGCGTTTCTGAATCAACTTTTCACGTCGATAAGATTCAACATAAGGATTTACTTCTGAGTGATGACCGTCAGCAACCGCAGGACCCTCTTCATCTTCCTTACGACGATTCTGAAGCTCATCAATTTCATCAGCTTCATCAAGATCTTTGTCGTCTTCTTCGTCTTCATCAGCTTCGTCAAGAACGATTTCAAGAGGCTCGCCTTCGTCTGTCCACTGATCAACGTCACCAGCGCCGTGACCCCACGACTGTGGCTCAGTTTCTTCTTTGAGAGAACGCATTCGAGCAATTTCACGACGTAGCATGCCTTCGTCAATCTCAACGACGGTGTCGTCAGTCAACCGACCTTCTTGCACGTCTTTTGCGGCCTCGTCTTCACCAAGATCTAGGTCACCTAGGTCTTCTTCACCTGCTTCGTCACCCTCAGGAGCTGTTTCTTCTTCAGCTTCATCGGCAACCAAGTCAACACCGACCGCGTCCAAGTCCATGTCATCTGGAAGGCCGGTCAGCTTCATTGTTACGTCAGCTTCATTTATTTTTTTCATGATTTTCATTGTCTCCTGGAGCGAACTTGAACATTTTCTCAACTGCTCGACCAACTCCTTTTTTTTGTTTTTATCGAGCTTTGATTCCTGTACTACGTTATAGGTATTTCTGACTTGTGAAATTAATTTGATAAATTGATCTTTATACGTTTTTGACTCACGCACTGTCTTGATTTTGCCTGCACGAACAACATTTTTTGCAGATTTTGTTAATGTTTCAACAGTCAATGCAATTTCAACGGGCTCTGCGACGTCTGCAACCTTTTTAAGCGTGGGTGCAATTTCATCACCAAATACAAAATCTTCTCCGGCTGAAGGTTCAACGACCAACGCATCAATATCTAACGTCACTTTTCCTTCTTCGTCCGGAAGAGTGATTGCATCGGTTGATGGCGTTGCTGATTGAGATGCTACAATTGGCGCACTTTCGGGAGAACAAGCAAGAATGTCATCTACGGGAATTCCTGTATTAGTCGGTATGATTTCATCTTCATCAGTGAGAAGTTCACCTTGAAGATCAGGTGATCCCGGAGCGCCTTTTGCTTCGTCTTCAACGTCTCCCAACAACTCGCTCTCAATTAATTCACGAATTCTTGGAATAACAGCTTCAACGATTGCTCGTTTTGCGCTCTCTTCTGCAACTTCTTTTATCTTTCGAACGTCTGCAAGTGCTTCTTCATACAAATTTAACATATGTACCAACACATAAATATTCGTCAAATGTGAACAAACACAAAAAAGTTCATTAAAATAACAAACGCACCAAAAAAGTGCGTTTGTTATTAAAATAAATTAAGAAACTTTAATTATTCGCGCCTGAGCTACCTTTTTGTAAGGACGTGTCGATCGCATTTATTGCTGCAGCAATTTTTGCTCCTGTTACAACTGGATTTCTTGTTGCGCTATCGGGTTGGCCAGGAATATAATTCGGCTTTACGTCTTGTGTTGTAATTTGTGGATCAACATTTTTGTCTGTTCCTGCGGTTTTGCCAGGACCAGGTGAAGAAAGATCTGGAACATACGGATTTGCTGGATCGCCTGCAACTTTCCAAGAAACCTTAGAAATATCAGGTGTCTGCGTCGGATCATCAAGCGAACGACCTGCAAATGTATAATCTACGCCATTCGGAAATAACAAAGTGTTTCCTTGTTGAATTCCATCTCGTGGAAGAATACCACCAACGCCGTTGATGACTGGTGCTGTTGCTAATGCTCGCACTGCGGCGGCGCATTCAATTTCTTTTCCAGGATCAAGTGTCAGTTGAGGTGGAAGTTGATCAGGACTTGCATGTGATGCAAATAATCTGTTCAATAAAACGTTCTTTGCATTAGCAGGTGGAGAAAACGTTGTGTATTTTGGAATTTTTGGCATCACATACCTCTACAATTACTTCTTCTCTGCAATTTTCTTCAACATATTACGACGTTGTTCCTTGATTTTTTCAAGGCGGGCGACAAGCCGAGTTTCTTCAATTTTTAAAGCGTGTATGAAATCGATATTTTTTTCAAGACTATCTGCAATTTCATCCGCATCAACTTCTTCAGTATCCTTGGCACGTTTTTCAACGTCTTCTTCGGCACCAAATTTCGCAACTTCTTCCTTGATAATCTTGTTCAAAAGTAACGTAGTTAATTTTGCTGTTTTCATGTCAAATATTCCTTTCGCATTAAGCGACGTTATCATTAAATATGTCGTTCATCGTCTTTTTTAAATATTACTTTCTTACGCTACAACATCCCCATGGATTTATTCCAACATTAAACGTTGCATCGACCAAAAAAGTTGCCGTATCAATGCGAGATACGCTATTTCCATTAAAATTACCAACATACACGTGTTTTGCACCGTCCCAACACACAACTGAAGGCCGAGCACCAACAATTATTTGTCCACCCTGTATACCATTTAAGTTAATGCGAGTCACCGTATTTGTAGTTATTGCTGTAACATAAACCCATGTACCATCTGAACATATACCTTCGGGACCTGTTCCTACGCTGCCTATCGTTGCGTCAACTAAACCCGTACTAACGTTAATTCGAGACACGGTTTGTCCGTTAACGTTTGCTACCCACACATGACCTGCACCGTCATAGCATATGCCACGTGGACTCGCTCCAACATTGATCGTTGCATCGACTGCAAATGTTGTAGTGTTGATGCGAGTTACTGTATTACCAACGTAATTTACAACATACATGTGTGTTGAGTTATCATAACAAATTCCCCACGAGTTACCATTAGCAACGTTATTAACGTCAACCGCTAACGTTTCGATGTTAATCCGCGAAGTATTTACGAGGGGAACATTAACATAAATGTATTTTCCACCATCCCAACAACAATATGACGGCCCGCCGGCGAGCGCAATCGTTGCATCAACGAGTCCTGTAGCAATATTTATTCGCGAAACATTATTTGCTCCCGAGTTAGGAATGTATACATGAGACGCGCCGTCCCAGCACACACCTCGTGAGGTTGTTCCAGTTGCAGTCGTTCGAATAACAGTCGAATCATTAATGATTGACACATTACCTGATCCGTTGTTTGTTACGTAAATTTGACTATGCGGTTGAATTTTTGAAACAACGCGAGCAGGACGACGGGCGGTGCGTCTGTTCATGATGACACCGCTTACGAACTCACTGACAATGAAATTGAACTTGTCACTGAAGAACTCACAATAAGAGAACTTATTCCAATTGGAATTTGCATGTCAAATCGCTCGCCAGGAAACAGTGTATCACACTGAGTCGCACCGGTTACGTCAACAGAACTTATGCTTTCACCCGTTGAACCGGTTGAAAACGCATAATATACCGCGGTATATGGATCACCTCTTAGCGAAAATATTTTACTACCTGATATTGCGCTGACTAATGACGCACGTGGAGTAGACAAAAAACTTACCTGCGTGCTTTGACTACCTGTCACGTTAAATCGCCAAATTTTTGATAATGTTGATGCCTTTGGAATTCCAAGAAGTTGCGTAGTTTCAAGAGCGCCATTCAACGTTGATGTCAATGACGAACCAGATACAATGTTTCCACCTGTTGACGATTGACTAAACCCGCCGCTCATATAATTACCCAATTCCTTGCACGTTGTTTGAACCTGTCAACGTCATTAACATCGTTCGATCAATCATTGTTAGTTCGGCATACGTAGTGTATGTTGTTGAACTGCCACTAATGAATAGATCAATAATTCGAACGTCCATTGCGATGCTTTCGCCCGGAACTAATTCAATATAGTTAGAACCCTTCAATCCATTTGTGGTAAATCCAACTCGTAAATTATTTGAACTTACAAGTGAATTTTTTACAACAACACCGTTTGAAATTCTAGGAAAGCTGTGGTGAATTATTTCATTGACTCCCGTCGTCGATGACGTAACCCACGGAATTCCCGGAACTTGATATTCCACAGCATTCTGCGCGCCGGGTTGGACATTACCTAATGGCATAATTCACCTTGTCATAAGTATTCATTTACACAAAATGTTGTTTAAAATTCTATCTATTCTATCTTCTTTTGTAAAGTGTGTTCGTAGCTTTTGCAACTCACTTTTGCTGACATCTCTACACTCTGGAAGCATGAACGCTTGAACTGTGCTAGGATCTGAAACACAATCGAAACAAATTAATTGGAAGTTATCAAGAACAACAGTGTAATCTCCTTCTTCTCTCACGTCACCGACGCCTCTTGACGATATTCCAATCTTTACTTTGCTTTCTGCAAGACCCTTCAATATTAAACCTGACGGTACTCTATGCAATATTTCAATTGCACCCAAACAATCTTTACCATCCATGTACAGTTCACGTACAATGTGTGACACGTTCTTCAAACTAATCACGCTCTCTGGCGGATGATCGAGCTCCCCCGTTGCCCTATTCTCTATGATGAACTTCTGGTAATTTCTTACCTCACGTTGAAGTATTGACATTGGATACACACGACCATTTTGATTGAGTGAATCCGCGCGTTGCATTACGCCACGTAAAATTATCTTACCTTCATTGTCAAATGTCTTTTTCACCTCTTTAGGATCAATTGTGTCGAGCGAATAGTATTCACATAATAGTTTAGGCATTTTCTTCTTCGCTCCTTAGTTCATTCAATAAATTCACATATTCAATGCACTTCAACGCGGTATCATCGCTCGATGTTTCAAATTTTTCGTTCACCAACATTTCTTTGACTTTGTTCAACTTTTCGTTAACGACAGTGCCACATTTATATGTGTTAATTTCTTTCAATACGTTATTCTTTAACGTTAGTGCTTCTTCGTTGAGTTTATTTTCACCCATTGCGTATGCTTTAACAATTTTTTTATGTTGTTCCGTTAATAACGTGCCATACTTGTCGTCCATTTTTTTTGACATTACGTCCATTACGAGCTCATCTTCGTTGTGAGTTCCCTCAACGACAAACACATCAGCTACACTTTTATCCGCAATCAACATCTTTACGAGTTTGTCTTCAAACGTTGCAAGTTGTTGTATGTCACATCGTTCAGATCTCCATTCATTTATCAACGATGCAACAGTTGCATGTTCAACGTAATTTTGTATTCGTTGTTCAAACGTCTCTGCTCCCAATACACAATTAATTTCGTGTATCAACATTGATTTCTCCTTGTCGAGGAGTTTGATGTCATGTTTCCTTGACGCTTGCTTTGCCTCTCCAAGAATTGATGATGCAACAAACTCAGAAGACACAGTAGTTTTTATCAATGAATTTGCAAGGCGAAACTCTTTATAAAGCTCAGTTCCAGGTTTAAACCTTCGTTTTATTATTTTTAGTGCTCCCGATGAGCGTTTTTTGTTACCTTCAACCAATGCCTGAGCAATTGTCTGAACTAAGAATTCATACACAAGAGTTACGTTACGCTTTTTGTTGTGTGATTTTGACAATGTGTCAACCTCTTCTGTGCCACTTCAACGTGATACAAAAATAAGTATATTGCTTAAAGACAAAAATCAAAGTGTCTGGCACCACTTCGATCGCGTCTGTACATTTTTAATCACCACATACCCGACAAGAGGGTGATGACGATGCCATATCAACAGGTGCTTCTACTGATTTGTTCGATCCTTGTTCTTGTCGCCTTATGAAACTTAAAAATATACGGTGCGTTTGGTGATGATTCGAACATCACGTCTATTCCGGTTAGGAACGGCTGTGCCACTGAGCCACAAACGCAGTTTTACCTGTTCTGAGTCGGTAACCCACTCAAGTGTTTATTCGTCTTCTGCAATCAAAAACATTAACTCTGCAAGACGTTTTGCAAAGTCCGACTTCGCCATTTCACCCGTCTTAATGCGTTGCCAGGCTTGTGTTCTATTACAACCCAACACCAACTGGGAAATCTGATCAGCTTCTGACTGTAAGTCTTCTGTCTTACTCATGTTACTTTCTCCACTTATAATACGACATCGATGTCAATGTCCAACTCGTTATTAGCATTTAATTCATCTATCTCGTCCTGTACATCAATTCCCTCAGCCAAAACTCTTTTTTCCGTTCCTGCGTCAAAGTTTGCCTCTATAAAACGCTTGCTGTTTGCCATGTCACTCAAAGTCTTGCGCAGCGTACTCGTTAATTTAATACGTTTTGTAGCATTTTTGCCCTCAGTTGCAAGTTCTCTGAAGAAATTTTTGTCGTACGGATCATTTAGTAAATCACCCGTCTTTGCCATCCTGTCTACTTCAGGCGAGTACGTTGATGATGCACCATTATGACGTTGTCTTTGATTGTTGTACAATGCTTTTTGTAGATGTCCGTTTGGTTTTATTGGTAACGCACTGTCTAACTCAAGCATTGCCTTGTTCACGAAATCATCGTCCTCGTCAATGTCAGACGAAGTCAACAGCTGCAAATCGTCATCAGGCAACGTGCCTGCATTTTCAGGTTTCTCCTCTTTTTCTGCACCTGCTTTGGGCTTTTCTTCCTTTTCAGGAGCACCTTCTTTTTCACTTCCACCACCAAACAAATCTTCGTCGCTCTCACCACCTGTGTCTGCAACAACTTGTTCACCTGCACCCGCGTTATCAATTGCCGCATCAACAAGCTTTTCGTCATAGCGCTCCTCATCGAGGGTTTCTATCTGCTCGTTGTTGAGCATAAGAATTTCCCTGCGAATGAAGTTACGTGAAGCAATTCCTTCTGGCGCTGACCCTGCGATCTCAAATTTTGCGCGCCAGAGCTCGAGTTTCTGTTGTTGTGCGACAGTAGATGGATTAGACAATCGTAGCACAAAGTTCTGTAAGTCATCACCCTTGAAACCATGTGCAAACAAATGAATGACGGCAATTTTATTGAGTTCCGCAATGATTATGCGTTGAATTGAGGCAATCGAACGAGAAAATCTAACATCGAGTTGCGCTAACGACGCTTTAGAACCCAACGCATCGCCGTAGCCAAGGTATGCGGCAGGAATCTTCAACGCGGCAAATAGCTTCTTCTGTAGATACGCGACGTCCTCAACATTGCCTTGATTTTGAAGACCCGCGAGCGTTTCAATTTTAGTTGCTGACTCACCACCACGCGTTGGGATAACGTAGTCCTCATCGATCGAAAGTGGTGAGTATCGTAAATCAATTCGTCCTGTATCTTTGTCTACAACGCTGTTCGTCCTCAATGCCTGCTTTTGCTGTTGCATGTACGCTTCGACTTCATTTGCAGGCAAGTTGCCGACATCGACGTAGAACACGCGGCGCTCAGGAGCCCTTGATACGCGGTAAACGAGCATGGCGTCTTCAAGAAGCATTAACTGTCGCCAAATTTTCCGCGCAGGTTCAATCCACGAACACCCATAAGGTAAAAATTGGTCATTACCCATTAACCTAAAGTGCGCTATCTCCCAATTTTCAAGAGTCCTATTACCCATTGAAACCCAACGAAAGCGCGTTGCAAACGGATCATTGCGATCATAATTCTCTTCACGTTCAATTTCATTGACAGGAACAGGAAACGAACCAACGACGCCATAGTTTGGATGAACGTCTATGTAATTAAATCCATCGCCGTATTTAATTACGTTTCTCACAGTAGATCGAAGACTAAATTCAACGTTCAATGTGTCGTAGAATAATTCTTCAAGCGTTTCTTTAATCTTTGGATTGTCACTGTAGACATGAAGAGCGCGGCCTTTGTCGTCGACTGAACAATTATGAACAAACACAAATGACGTTGATTTTGGCGACGCTGTTGTAGCAAAATTGTGCCACTGTTCAACTTCAAGATCAAAAACATCTTCTTCTTGTTCTTCAATAATGGAAATAACTCGATGATTTGTTCTACTGACGTAGTCTCCCCAATTTTTATGTATCCGATCACCAAATTCTCTATCTGATATTTTAATATAAAGCGATTTTAAACTTGATCCAACGTTCAATGTGCTAACTTCAGAATACGTTCCGTCACTCAACAATACACGATGATTACCAGTTAGTCGTAATGACGTTCCATCGTCAAGTTCAACCTTAAAAAGACGTTTTGTTCCTGTTTTCACAATACGTGACGTCACTAATCCTGGAACAATTCTCATTGTTTTTGTATCATATGAATATACCCAAAAATTACTTCGTCCTGACTGAAAAAGTTCTAATATCGTAGGTCGAGAACCATCTAACAACGGAATTATAGAATTTCCCGATAAACATGTTTCGTCCGCTACAATATCGAGTGTTGATGCTATCTCTGGAGTATTGTGTGAAATTACACTGTCAGTCGCAAAATTTTTGTAACCATCAACAGTTAAATCATAAAGTGGTAAAATACCAACGTATTCTACGTTTTTTACCAATTCAAATTGTTCACTAATCAAATTTCCTTCACGATCAATTAAATAACAATGATTTTCAATGTTTGAATATGCGTGAGCAAACGTCTCAAAGCTTTTATATCCAAACTGGTCAATTATGTTCAAAATTTTGTTATTTGAAACGTCAAGAGCAATTGACAATTGCTTTAAATCTACTCCGACGCGTTCCGCGGTTCGTAAAATCTTTCCAAATGTCACATCAGTACGATCAATAACTTGATTTACAAAGTCTTCACGTCGAGCGTTAAACTTGACTTCATCACAAAAATTTGGTCTCACGTACTGCATCATCAACATTCCAACGTGAATGTCTTTGATCTTACAATAAGTTCCATCGGCCAACATCAAGCGATGGTCTTCACAACCGGTTATCGTCTTACCGCTCTCGAACGTTATCTTGTACGCTTTCTCATCAACAGTGTATCGTGCTTGTTTTGCGAGCGCAGGAACAATTTTTCTTTCATTGTGATCGTACGAATACACGATGAACGTCTTGTTGAGCTCTACTTTATTTTCTTCGGCGAGCTCGTCAAGCCTCTTAAAACCTTCAGACGTCGCGATTAACGTATCACCAGACAAACACTGTTCCATCTCGCAATTGTGAACAAAAATTACACCGTGTATTCCTAATCCTGGACTATCGTGTGCAATCGCAAAATTGTTATACTTTGCAACCTCAATATCATAAACGGGAATTACAATGCTCAATTCTTCAATTCTTACACAAAAAATATTGTTACGAGAAAAGTGACAAGTCCCTAAACTGAATGGCATTAGCTCTTTTCCACACAAATCTCCCGCCTCAGCATATGAACCATCACGAAGCATAAAACGATGTTCAGGTGTACAAACTATTTCTGACCCATCATCAAGAATAACTTTTACGACTTCTTTATTACCAATGAACTTTGCACCGG